TATAAACTGCTTCCGCTGAAGTTGGGTAAACATAAATTCCACCTTGTGACCAAATAGTTTCTTCCGTGTTGCTAATTGCAGGATTATCTCCAAATTTATAAAGAGCATTAACACCAGGTATCTTACCTGCTGCAACATCTAAACCAAAAGGTAGTTCTCTATTTACATTATTACAAGACATTAACAAAACCTCATATTAAACCATGTAAATCTTTCTAGTTCTTGTTTTAGTTCTTCTTGAAAAGAGGTATTTAATTGATTTTCAACAGTCTCTAATGCTTGGTTTATTTGTCTAAAACCTTCTACTGAATATTCTTGTGGAGGTTCAGGTACGTATACGTTTATTTTTGCCATTATCTTCTACCATCTACATTTATATCTGCTTTAAATGTACCAAATCTCCATGTTTCATCATTAGCAGTATTAGCTATTTTTAAACTAGCTAATCGTCCTCTAGCTCTTGTATCAATTTTTTCTGTACTAGAGTTTATAGTAAAAGGACCTAATTGTGAAGATGCGCCAGTATTTACAGGATAATCTTTTAAAAAAATAGTAACAACTGCATCTCCTTGTAAGTTTTTAAAATCAGGTATGAATCTTGATATTCTAAGTAAATACTCACCATCTCCATCTGTTGGTAAATCAAAATCACCTGACTGAATGTAAGCTGCAATAGCAGTTTCAGTGCCATCTAAAGCTATCTTGTTTAACCCTACTTCTTGTGCAAAATAAGTTGATGCACCAAAAGTATTAGTAGCTCCACTTAAATTTGAAATAGTTGGTGTGCCTGTTGCGCTGTACTCTGTTGCATATGGATTATCATAAGTTGAAGCATCAGCGTAAGTGCTTCTAGCTAAACTCATTGTAGACCATGTATTTTCCACATAGTTATATACTACAGATCTATTGTTTTGTGTAGAAGGACTATTTAAAGGTGTACCCGAAGGATAGAACCATACTATTTCATTAAATAAAGAATTATGTGATGCATATATAATTTCATTAGAAGCATAGTTGATACCAACATTATTACCTGTTGTACTAAATACAAAATCCTCTACTAAAGAAGGTAATAGTTTTACTGTACCATCAAATTTAAAAAATCCTCCACCTGTTCCCATCCAAAATACTTGACCATCTGCATAAACAACACCGTGTTGTCCAATACAGCCACAGTTAGAACCAACTTGTCTAATAGAAAAAGTAAATGGTGGACCTACAAACTGCATGGTATACGCAGCTTGATCAGTTAAAATTAAGTTATAGTCTTTACCAGATACTGCTGCTACAATTTTATTACCTGTATCCAGTCTAAATGTACCTGCAGTATTTACTGAAGTTGCTTCATAAACATTGTAATTTTCTTGATCACTAAATCTAATAAACATCGGATCTTGTGTTGATGTGTCACCAATAGTTGTTTCAGTTCCAAAATGAACTACATGTCTATCTCGATCAGATACAATAGTTAACCTTGATGCAGTCGGTGCACCTGTCATAACTGTTGCTCTTTGTTCTAAAGGATTAGATATACCTGGATCCCAAACAAATGTTTTACCATCTTTAATAGTTGCAATGAGTTGTTCTCCAAAATTATCTAATGACCATGAACCTGGATCTAGAATAACATTAGATGATGTAGTTCCTGATCCCCATGTTAATCTACTCCATGTGCCTGTACCCCAACCATAACCGTAGGTTTGTATAGTTGGACCTATTTCTACATACGGGTTTATAGTTGCGGATCCTCCTGCAGACATAGGTGTTCCTGTCTCAGTTGTTTTCATTTGTATTGTAAAGGTTCCTGTTGTTGGAACAGTTAAAATTTCGAAAGTATAATCTTCAAAGTCAGATGCAGTAAAAGAAGATGTGCCTGGTATAGTTACACTTGTAAAAGTTATATATTCACCAACTTCTAAATTATGTGTAGTTTTATTTACAGTAACTATATTAGAGCTAGAAGTTGAATCAAAAGTAGCACCAGTGATAGCTGTATCTAATGGAGTAATATCGTAAAACTTATCTTCATAATAAATGTATAACGCTTTTGATGTACCTAAGGCTGCATACTTTCTACCTTCTAAATCATTCCAAGTATGCTGTGCTCTTGCAGGTCCTGCTATTGTTTCTTGTCCAATTGCAGTAAACCCACCTATTTTTTCTGGTTGACCATATCTAAATCTTACAAAATCTCCATCAATCCACTGACCTTGTGCTCCTGATGGTGTATCTGATTTATTGTATCCTGGTACAATATTTACATTTCTTAATGGCATAATGCCATTTTACAACATATTAAAGCTTCTTCCAAGTAGACGGGGAAGGTATATTATGTTCAGATTTTATACCCTCTTTCATAGTAATCATAATATCACCTGAAATAGATATACGTGCTTGATCTTTAGTATTCTTTCCTGTTTCATGAAATATCATAGATGGGAATACAACTAAATTACCTGTAGCTGCAGGGTACTCGGCTTTAGCAAAATTAGTGTCATCCCATTTAGTAAAATAAGGATCTCGTCTTGGAATATTTAAACCTACTTTATGTGCTTCATCATCTAGTAAAAATAGATTACCTTGATCTTCAGCATAAGGATAATAGACAAAAGAATAATGACTACTCATATGTCTATGATATGAAATGAACTGATCTTTAGTAGAATATGTTGCCCAGGATTTTGTTATGTAAGCTTCTAAAATACCCATATCATAATTCTGCATTAAAAGAGCACCTCTAATACCCTGTTCTATTTCTTTAAATAGCTTATTAAATCTTTTATCTAAATGTAAATTGTCATCTATAGATTGAAGTTCTTTTGGTTTTATGTCCGTGGTTCGTGAATATTGGGAATTGGTTGCTGTAATATTATCTTTTATTATTGGTATTATTTCTTTGTTTATTTCTTCAAAGTTTTTAATTGAAGTTATATAGATTGGATAACCAAACCATTTAGTAATATTTGCCATAAAGGCTTTATACTAGTTTACTTTTAAAAATCTATATTTAATTTCACCGTTTCCACCAACACCACCATTGGTTGATCCAGTATTAGTCTGTGCAGCTCCACCTCCTCCTCCAGATCCTCTTGTACCTGCACCTCCTGCTGTACCACTTCCTGAAGATGAACCACCAGCTCCTCCAGATATATTACCCGCATAAGAAGAAGCTCCGCTAAAACCGCTTATTCTACAATTATCTCCACCGCAGTTTCCAGAACCTGATAAATTTCCTGATGCACCATTACCTGATTGATTAAATGAACCTACGGGTCCTGATGTATTAGTAGTTACAGATTTTGTAATGCCATCTGAATCTCTAAAATTACCTGAAGTAATAGGTGTTACAGAAACAGTCCCTGTACCTGCGGTTCCTGCAGTGTTTGTTCTTAGTGGTCCTTGAACACCGCCTCCTGTTCCAGAAGAGCCTCCACCACCAGTTAATGTAAAAATAGTTCCTGTGGTTGATCCTGATAAAGTTGTGTTAGTACCTGGAGATGCAATACGAGGTTGTTTAAAATTACTTGTTTGATTACCTGCTGCTCCACCTGATCCAATTGAATATGTTAATGTTTCACCTTCGGTTACAGAATAAATTTGATCAGATACATAACCTCCAGATCCTCCACCTGCTCCAGCAGATTCTCCACCTGCTTTATCATAGTCAGCTCCTCCCGCAGCTCCACCACCACCACCAACAGCAGCTTGAATGTGTATAGCGTTTGCTTTTGCTGGTACTGAAAATGTTCCTGAACCTGAACTTAATGTAGTGAAAGAGGTTGCCTCAAAAGATGAAAAAACTAATTCCCATGTACCTGAAGCTTTAGCATAGATTTCATCTACATCTTGCCATGTGCCTGATGCTTTTGCATATACTTCATCTGCTTCTTGAAAAGTACCTCCTACTTTTCCATAAGTATTAGCCATTCAAACTCCTATGAGTATTTAAACCAAATATCTCCATCATTGCCTCCTGAAGGAGAAGATGTGCTTATTGTGAATTTTCTTTCAAGTTTTGCAGCAGTTACTGCATCATTAACTAATTGATCCGTGTCTATAGCATCAGCTGCAACTTTAGCATTTGTAACTGCATCGGCTGCGATTTGATCTGAGTCTACTGCGTTATCAGCTATTTTAGCATTTGTCACTGCATCATCATCAATTTGTGTAGTACCAATAGTTCCGCCTAATGTGTTTAAAGCAACTTCATTTACATTTGTACCATCAGAATATGCTGCATGAATTTTACCTTCATCTAAAGTAAATCCTGTACCTGATACAGTTTTAAAAGTTAGTGTATTTCCTGAATGTGTCGTACCATCTTTTAATATATAAAATTTTTCTATTGAATCAGGAATAGTAACAACTCTATTACCTGATAAAGTTCCTGTGAAATTAAGAACCATATTTCTTGCATTTGATATAGAGGCATTAGACATAACTAATGCTACGTCTGCTGAGGCTACATCAATCGCTTGATAGCCTGCAATTGCTTGTTGAACAAGTTCTAAGTTTGTATTTGTTTTAGTTCCCCATGTACCAGCGTTTTCACCGGTTGCCATAAGTTCTAGTTTAAGATCTGCAGAATATGTAGAAGCCATGCCTTATTATATCCTTACTAAGCTGCTATATCAACCTCAGTCCAAATGTTAGTATCTTCAGTATCAACCTCAGTCCATGTATTTGTGACACCTGGATCTACATTAGACCATGCTGTAATTAGTGGAGTATTTAGTGCTGTATTTAATTGTTGTCCTGTTAAGTCTACAGGAGTATTTAATTTAACCTCTACTGAGCCTTCGGCCGTGGTCAGTGATTGTCCTGTTACTGCAACATCAACACTTGTAAATGCAGTCTCGTCACCTTGCGCTATAGTCATAGCACTTCCAGTCACACTTACATTAGCTGTTCCTGTTTCAGTAGTATCTCCTGTAAAAGATGTTAAATTTTCACCTGTTACTGGTACACCAATTTCAATAACAACACTTCCTGAATTTGAAGTTATTGACTGACCTGTAAGTATAACATCAGCATTAGCTTGAATAGTTTCGTCGCCTAAAACAGTTGTTAAAGATTCACCTGTTACTGCAAAAGAAACATCTATTCTTATGTCGACTGAACCTTGATCAGCATTAATAACTTGACCATTTAAATTTGCATCTGGATCTGTTTGAGCTTGACCTGCAATAACTTGAGCTGTATCTCCAGTAACATCTATATTTGCATTTGCACTTATAGTTACAGATCCTGTAGCAGAGGTTATTAGTTCTCCTGCAGGTTCTACAATAGTTGGAATATCAACTGCACCTGTATTAGTATTTAAATTTTCCCCACTGACAGGTACTTCAGCTGTAATAGAAAAAGCAACTGTTCCTGTGTTAGTACCTAAAGATTGACCTGTTACATTAGTATTAGCATTAGCTTGTACTGCGCTAGTTCCTAACGCTGTAGTAAGACTGACACCTGTAACTGCAACTACGGCATCTTGTCCGCCTAATGCAGCTATCGGTGATTGCGCAATTGCTGTAATCCCTAATGCCAAGATAAACTCCTAATATTGTAAAGGAAGCAGTGGGGTGATTGGTGGTACCACTGCCTCCATGTGGAATTATAGCATATTTATATTATTTTTAAATAATTAGGTCCCCTTTTTTCAAGGGTAAGATCAAAAGCTAAGGTTATTCTAGTTTCTTTACTTAAATGCTCGTTACAAAAATGAGGTAAACAACTTTGAAATAGGTTTAATTTACCTACCTTGCTATCACATTGTACAAGTTCTGGATCGTTTATTTGATTTACAGGGTTTATAAAAAAGGTAGGGGTGTCCTCATTCTGTATATTTATATTACCACTTAAATAACTATCTGGATTAGTATTGTGTATATGGGGTGTTATTTTTTGACCTTTTTCCATAATGTTAATCCAAGACTGTATATATAGATTTTCAACATTAGGATGTTTTAATATTTTAATTAAACTGTTATGGAATCCAATTAATTGTTTTTTAATCTTAGTGAGTTCCTTATGTTTCCATTTAAATACATTGTATTGATCGTATTTAGATGAAGTAGTATTTTTACCTAATCCTGTGTAACCATCAGCTACACCTTGTTTTTGAGTATCAGGTAATTTTAATATTTCTTTTTCTTTTTTTAAAAAAAATTTAGTAAGTTCTTTAAAATTAATTTTATCAAACTCTGTTTCAAATACGTAATAACTCCACTCTGGGGCAAACAAAGTTTTTCTTGGTTCGCTTTTAAAATGAATTACTTTAAAATTAGCCATAAGGCTTTATAGATTATTTGAAATAAAAAGCAAATATTATTGAAATTTATATCTTATAACAACAATTCCACTACCACCTGATCCTCCAGGTCTATTAGATCCAGTGAAGCCCCCTCCACCGCCTCCGCCGCCAGTATTAGTTGTTCCAGGTTGTCCGTTACCACCGTATGTTCCATAACCACCTCCACCTAATCCTCCAGGTTGTCCAGGTTCAGAACCTCCACCACCTCCAGAAAAATAACTATTACTTCCAGAAGTTTGTCCATAAGAAGGTCCACATGATCCAAAATAACTATGTGCAACGTAAGCACCTTGTCCACCTTGGTGACCAGCATTATTTGTTGCTCCACCACCACCTCTAGCTCCTGGTGACCCAGGGTTACCTTGTGGGGGAGATACAGGAGGTTGATTACCTGATCCAGATGGTGATGGAAATCTTGTTGTACCTGCTCCACCTGATCCTCCAGGTCCTCCTCCGTTACTATCACCACCGCCACCGTAACCACCGCCAGCTGATGAAATTCCTAATCCACTTGATCCAGAACCAGTACTTCCAGTTACAGGACCACCACCGCCTCCACCACCAACTGATATTGGATATGAAGTAACTGTTGCTGTAATACCTGTAGGAGCATTTAATGGGTGTGCACTAGCAATTGAAGAGTAAGATCTCCAACCTCCAGCTCCAGCTCCAGCTCCGTGACGTCCGCCACCACCGCCTCCGCCAGCGACTACTAAATATTCTAAAGTATTAGATCCAGCTGCATTACCTGCATCTGTAACCGTAAATGTACCAGGACCTGTGAATACGTGTGTTTTATAATCTCCACATGTAATTTCTGTTCCACCTGAACCTGCAACAAATCCTGGAGGAGGGTCTACTGTAATTTGAAAAGCTCTATCTGCAAAAGTTCCTGCATCAATAGTTGAAGTTGCTCTTACTGTAAAATCATAATTAACGGGTGAACTTCCTGTTTGTTGTGCTACATTTCCACTTAATGCACCTGTTGAAGAATTTAAAGTCATACCTGATGGAAGAGAACCTGATTGAATTGAATAAGTTACTCCACCAAAAGAAGCTGAAGCTGTTACAGGTGATAAAGTATAAGCATTGTCTCTTTGTGAATCTAAAATTGTTCCAATGTTTCCAGATGCTGTGTCAAAAGTAATTGTTGCAGATGAAAAGAATCCTGGAGTTCCTGTACTTGTTACAACCCAACCTTTAGTAGCATCTGAATAAGTAAAAGTTCCTGCTTGATATTCTGTAACGACACCTGTTCCATCTGTGCCACCATTTATTTTATTTCCATTAGGATCAATAGCCATTCCTGCAGTATCAAAAGTCCCTGCATAATCTACAAAAGAAACAGCATCCCCTAAAGATGGAGAGGCAGGTAAAGTTAATGTTAATGTTCCACCAGAAGTATCTACAAAATAACCTACGTTAGACACTGCTGTAAAATTGGAAGATTTAACTTGTGAGTCCCATGTTTGTCCAAAACCTGAAGCTGAACCGTTATTGGTTAAAGTTACCCCAGAAGGAATAGTTATAGTTTGACCTGATGTTCCAAGGTTTACGTTAGTTCCTGAACGAGATGTAATTTGATCAACTTTTATATGACTCATAAAAACATTATACCAATAAATTATGGTTTTTTAAACCAATTGGGTAAACCTAAATGAGGTCTTTTATCGTACATATTTTCCTTAGCTCCTGGTGTTTTTTTATTATTATAATGTAGGAAAACCTGTACACATTCTTTGCCTTTAAAAGGTTCTCTCCAATGCTCTAATTCACACCCTGAATATACTAACATATCTCCAGGATTTAAATCTACTCTAACACCTTTATCTTTTGTTGGCTTATACTGTTGTGTTCCATGCACCCCCTTTTTTTCTCCATGAACTAATCCTGCCTTTGGATTAGGATTTAGGTATATAGGCCAAGGATCTCCTGCTAAATTCATAGTTGTTGAAATTTCACAACTAAAACGATCTTTATGTCTTTTTAACTCATCGCCTTTTTTATATATTCTTGCATAAGTATATGATGGATATAGTTTAAGACCTGTTACCTTTTCCATTTCTGGTTGACATTTTAATAATAATGTTTCCATAGGAATATTGGAATATTGAGCATAAGTATCAGGTATTTGTTCATTTTTGTTTTCATAATAACCTAATATTGTTTCAAAAGGTGATATAAATCTTGCTTGTCTACAAGTATCATAAACTTGTTTTTGAATACAAAAAGTATTTGCTATGAATGTTGCTAAATCTTTAGATATAGCTTTTCTTATAATTGTATATTTGTTTTTTTTAAAACTCATTAAAAATAATTAAAGTTAACTGTAATACGTTTTTTTTGATCGCTACATACAGAACTAGAATGTAATTCACTAGGATCAAAAAATACTACTCTATTTTCTTTAGGTTTAACTTTACCCTCCTTAAAATATGTATACCCATTATTATCATTTATGTAAAGTAAGCACCCTTTATGTTTATATGGATAATCTTTATGAGCTTTATGTTTTCTATGTTTTTTCTCTCCTAAAAATAAATTACCTTTTATTCTGATTAAACTGTTACATCCTATTTTGTTTAATAAGTTATCCCACATATTTAAAAAATGACTTGTGTGATAATAGGGTTTAAAGAAAGAATGTGTAAAATAATATGTTTTCAAATCATCTTTTGAATCAACAACTTCTTCTTCAAAGAACCAAGGAAAATAATTACTTGATATATCTTTTTGTATAATTTTAAATTCTTCTTTTTCTAAAAAATTATCTACGACTTTAAACATCTTTTGCCATCTCTTTTGGGACAGCTTGTATATTCCAATGTATAAATCTAAAAGGCTCTACACCAAAATCTACTGCATACTCATGTTCCAAGTACCCTGGAAAGATAATGAGTGTGCCTGGCTTTGGTTTAAAATGCACTAATTCAGTTCCATGAAATATACCATTACCTTGTTTCATTTTTAATTTTGTAGCACGAGCCCCTGTTCTAGGTTCATGAAATATTGGATAAGAAGTTTTATCAGAACATTTTAAAAAATAAAATCCTGATACATGTTGATTCCAATGTATGTGAGCTGAATGATGGCCACCACCATTTTTGGCAAACTCTTGTACCCATAGTTCAGAAAACATAGTTTGATATTGCTGCATATCAAAACCACACCAATCTAAAAACTCCCAAGATTTTTGGCCGACATAGTTTCTAAAATCTAAAAAGTTATTATCCATTGTAAGTGGTGTTGAATGATAACTTCTTCCAAAGTCACCATGCTTTTTAATAAATTCTTTTTCTCTTTTTTTAGCATCTTTAATATATTGATTAGATGCTTTGTTTAAGGATTTAACAAACTCTGGTTTATCCTCGATCCATATTGGTGTTTTAAAGTATTCTGCTATTTGCATATTATTTAAATGGATATCCAATGTTCCACATAACCAATGAATATCTTATTCCTTTCGTTACTGGTTTAACTCTATGCCATACAAATGAAGGAAATACAATAATAGATCCTTTAGAAAGTATTTCTTTTGCTTGTTTCAAATGTTTAGCTTCTTCTCTCATATGAGGTTCATAGTTTCTAAAATCAAATTCTAATTCACCACCTTGATATTCGGAACCATCTGTTAATTGAAGTGTCATTGAAAGTTTCCTAATCTTACCGTGTTCATTAACACTATTTGGTTTATTATAAGGCTTATCCCAACTGTCTTGATGCCAGTCATAATATTGATTTAATTTATACTTAGTAAACTGACAAGATTCAGAATAATCCCAATCAAAATTCCAACCTGCAAATTTATTTGCATCATGAATATAACCATGTAGTTCCTTATAAATCCAAGGATCATCTAACCAAACGATGTCTGAGTTTCTTTTTCTTTTCATGTCTTTAACTTCATCCTTAGTTAATTCTCTATCCCCATAGCCTCCTGTTCTAGCTAATTGTTCAGAATGAGCTAGACCGTATTTTATAATGTCATCACATATTCTTGCAGGTACAGCAGCTTTAAAAAACCAATAGTAATTAGATATATTCATAAACTAAAGTTTGTACAAAGTTTAAAGAATCTTTTTGATTATTTTTAATATAATACATATTAGTTGAAGGAAACATAATAAACATATTATTTTTTAACGGTATGTCCCAACTTCTACCTTTTCTTCTATTATCATCATAATGTATTCGCACCATACAACTATCAACTTTAACACCATATAGTAAGGTGTAATCAGGTGAGTTTCGAAGATCCACAGGATCAATATTTAATAAAGGAGTGCTTTGTTCATTAGGTTTATATATATTTCCCCAAGTATTTTTATTAACTAATTGAAAACCATATTCTAGATTTATGTGTTCCCGTATGTAAGTATTTAGCATGTCCCAAGTTCTAGAAAATGGGAACTCCTTATTAGTTAAAGAAAATTGTAAAATATCGTTAGTGAGTTTTTCTTGATCAATTTCAAAATCTTTTGGCATTGAAACATCACCAAAATATAACGCTTGTTCAGATAATATTCTTTTATACATACCACCTATATATAAAACTAAATGTAGTTTAAGTCAAATTATGATGCCATAGCATCATTTAAATCCCAAGATTGTCCTTCTTCATTCCAGCTATATTGCCATTTATGAGTTCCAGCTGTATTTTGATCTTGTTGTTCTTGAGTTAAAGCAGGTGCATCACCGATTGGTGATTTCCAAGATGCAGATGCATTATGTTTTACCCATGAAGCATATGGTTTTTTAGGCCAGAAGATTTCATTATCTTCATCCCAAGTATAACCAATACCTGCATAGTTTCCTCTAAATGGAGTTCCACCATCTCTATGTTGATTTTCAGATGTATTGTAAGAAGTTTGAATCCACATTTGTGCAGGCCAATTATTATGTTGTTCTAAATATTGTTGACCTACTGCTTCGTCCTCAACTCCATCAGCGTTTAACATATCAGAATTATTCAAGGTTAATACTTGAATAACTTTTCCGTTTGCTCCTAGTTTTGCAAAGTGTGCCATAATTATCTCCTATTATATATTATAAATTTTGTTCATTCAACTACTGGAATTTGTACCTTATTATTACGATTCCGCTACCGCCGTTTCCGCCTGTTCCATAATCAGTTTGAAATCCTCCACCACCACCACCACTACCAGTGTTAGTTGTTCCTGATGTTGCAGTTCCAGGACCTGATGCTGTTCCAGCT